CTAAAATATTCCATAAAATTTGTATAATATTTTAGCTACAAACTATTGACATATTGATGCTCAAATGGTATACTTATATTAGAAAAAAGGAAAGAGAGGAAATAGTGCAAAAGAAAAAACATAAAAGTGTTAAATAAAACACTTGACAATGTACAAATAGTATGATATAATAAGTACATAAAGAAAGAGAGGTAGATTAAAAATGTTAGAGACAAGAAAGTTAACAAATCACAAATATTCTCAGTGTCATGTAGAAATCGAAGATAACGGAACAATAAATTTTATAAGTTATACAACACTTGTTATACGTGCTGTTCCATTTGAGGGATGTGGTTATATATTATACTGTACCGGCACATATAGCCAAACTACAAGAAGGCAAATCGGGTGGTTCTTAAAAGAATATTTCGGAGATATTTCGTATTATGATATGAATAGAATTAGCGGTAGTGGAGAGGGAATATATGCAGAGCGTAAACACGCAAAGTTTTGGTAAGCAGTCGGTGCTTAGGTAGGTTCGAATCCTACCTTACCATTTTCACCAAAAATGGGTGAGATATAAACAAACAGAAAAGGAGAATAAAATTATGGCAAGAAAGAGAATGGTTACAAGAACAGTTATGCAGACAACAGCAGAGGTCATGACACTTGACGTTACTACAGCCGAGGTACAAGTACAATCTTATGATATTGGTGGTCAGTATACAGATGAGGAGTTACTTAAGAAATTACAGACTCTTTTTCAGACTGACACGTTTAAGCTCGCACATATTGAGTCACAGACTTGCAAAGAGTTATTGCTCGGCATGGATGAAGAACACTTTATTAGACTTGCAAAGGTGTTACCACCACGTAACACAGTCAAAGAAGAGAACTAGCCACTAGGTTAACAACACATTAAAGGAGTGACATTATGCATAATAAAGGCAATTTTATAGGCGATAAAGAAAAGATGTATGATTTCACAAGGCTCACAAAAGAAGAATTTATGCTAAGTTATTCTTATTTAACAGGTGAAGAATATGATAATACACTGGTAATATATCAACAAATGCTTGATGAAATACGAGATGTAGAGTTAAAGCTATATTCTTTTATCGAGAAATTAGGTTCAGACAGTATGTTAGCTATAGCGTGGTATATTGTTCACAAATACTTACAAATGTGTAAAGATGAAGACCCGAAAACAGAATCTGAAAATTAAATCATTGTTAAAATTTTAACGAAAGTACCAACATCTAGGGTGCGTGACAGGCACGGTTACAGTTTCAACGCTGTACACCCTTTTTGACCAATAATTGGTCATAGCACCTTGACAATTAAACAAACAGAAAAAGGAGAATGTTATCATGGAGAGAATTTTTAAAAATGCACTTAAAAAACAGTTAAGTAGACGTGTAAAAGGCATAGTATCTGTACATATAGTTAATAACATACTTATAGTAGATATTAACTCACTGGACGGGTGTTCATATCATTATACTATTAATAACATAGCTGTCCAACTATCAGTAGGTTTATCAAGTAAAATTGTAGCAGATGTTATTGTAAAACAGTACAAGAAATATATTTTAAAACATTATTTTCACTAATAAAATTTGAAAATAAGTATTGACTTTTTAAGTACAGTATGTTACAATATAAGAGTAATGAAGATGAATTACAATTACGTTGCCAGAGTGGTGTATCTTAGAATGATGCACCCTCACCCCTCTGAACGGTGCAACAAATTGGTAAGTTGCCTAGTAACAAGTGACAAACACTTGTTTGGTCAGCACTAGATTATAGGTTCGAGTCCTATACCGTTCATTGGTACAATAATGTACCTAACTATAAACAAGCCACAATCAGAAAGGAGACAGAAATTATGGCAAGAGTACCAATGGTAACAAGAACAATCGTAGCAACAAAAGTGAATGTAATGTGTTTGGATGTACAGAAAGGTGAACCGTTTAACGAGTCAGTTACAGTTCCGCGTACATACAAAGATGATGAAGCACTGTTAAAGAAAGTGCGTCCGTTACTTGAAACTGAGACAGTCAAAGCTGTACATATTGTAGGCAAAGAAGAAATTGAGACTTTGTATGGAATGACAGAGCAGGAATTCATTCAGCACGCAGAAGTGCTTCCGCCTAGAAACGCAGCTGATACCGAAAAAACAGTCACAGAATAAAAAACAAACACAACTAAGCATTAATAAAAGGAGACAAACATCATGGTTAGAATTATTGAGCAGAGTAGAGAGTTTAATGAAGTAGAGCAGTATCTTATGACAATCGCACCTTCAATCATTTCAGCGAAAGATGTAGAGGACGGTGAACATATCACAGTTGACGGTATTCTTACATTCGAGGATGTCAAAGAGAACACTGGAGAGACTGTTGAGGTAATGTCCATCATTACACCAGAGAAACAGGTTTACAGTTGCCAGTCTGCAACATTCAAGCGATCAATCGGTGATATTTCAAACATTATGAAGAATAAACCGTTTACAGTTATTAAGACTTCTGGCAAAACAAAAGCAGGTCGTGATTATATCAACTGCGTACTGGATGTTGACAGTCTTGCATAATGTAGGGTGCAATAGATAATAAATTGGGGGGACACTCTTAGTACCACACTAAAGTGTCTCCCTTCTTTCAATTATGGGGGTGAATACTATGGCAAAAAGACGAAAACAAACACCTGCGGAACGTGCTTACTCTAAACAAGTCAAACGTATTAAACAGTTTATAAGTAGAGCAGAAAAACGTGGGTACCAATTCAGTGATAACGTGTTACCACAAAGACCTAAACGTGTAACACATGCAAGCGTGAAAAAACTCGCAAAAATAACACCAGAGAAGCTATACCAGAAAGCTGTCTATGGCGGTTTAGCAACTTACGGTGAAATAGTGCCTGCAATAGAAGGTTTAAAGTTGGAACGCTCTTTAAGAGCAAAGAAATCAGCACAAACTAGAAAATATAGGCTAACACATCCAAAACAGCAACCAACTAATACACCAGGTTTTGAACCACCCGAGAACATATCAGAAGACGCAACATTTTTTGATGCTGTTGTTATCAGTGGTTTTAGGTCACACGTACGGCAATTTAATGAACGTGCTAGCAACTTGTTACTATCTTGGTTAGACAAAATACTATCAACAAATGATACACACGATGTTGCAACAATGTTGAATGATGGGGCAGAATCTGGTTTAATTGTTACATATCAGATAGTTTACTCACAAGACAAACTAACACAGTATATGTCTGAAATGTTAAACTATTTACCAGAAGCAGGACCACTGTTTAAGGCTGAAATAATGGACGCGATGGAAGAGGAAGAGGATTACAGTATCCCACTATGAAAGTTAAAAAGTTTCGTTACTTTATGTGCGACTTTGAAACAACCGTCTATAAAGGACAGGTTAACACAGAAGTCTGGGCTAGTGCGTCCGTTGAATTGTTCACAGAAGATGTAAACATATTTCATAGCATTGAAGAACAATTCGATTATTTTCTAGAACAGAAATGTAACATAGTAGCGTATTATCATAACTTGAAATTTGACGGTGCATTTTGGTTATCCTATTTGTTAGTAGATAAGGGATATAAGCAAGCATACAAAAAGGTAGGAGAAAACGAAAATGATGTTGAGTGGCTTCCAGAGAAGCACATGGAAAATAAGACATTCAAGTATAGTATATCTGATAAAGGTATGTGGTACAGCATTATTATCAAGGTCAATAATCATTTCATAGAGATTAGAGATTCCCTTAAATTACTACCTTTTAGCGTACAACGTATCGGTGAAAGTTTCGGGACTAAGCACAAGAAGCTTGATATGGAGTACACTGGTTTTAGGTATGCAGGCTGTAACATAACAGAGGAAGAAAGAAAGTATATAGCTAATGATGTTCTTGTAGTCAAAGAAGCGTTGGAGATAATGTTCCAACAAGGACACAACAAATTGACAATAGGTTCATGTTGTTTGGAAGAATACAAGTCGATTTGCAAGACATCAACAAAGAATATACTTGATTACGATGAAATGTTTCCAGATATATACACTATTACTATAGACGAGAAAGCACACAGATATCCAAACGCAGGAGAATATATACGTAAATCGTATAGAGGCGGTTGGTGCTATCTTGTAAAGGGTAAAGAGAACAAGATTTTTACAAAAGGCACGACAGCAGATGTAAATTCCTTGTACCCTAGCATGATGAGTAGTGAGAGTGGTAATCGATACCCAGTAGGTCTACCGCATTTTTGGAAAGGAAATATAATACCAGATGTTGCACTTGCAGACGATAAATATTACTTTGTAAGAGTTAAGACAAGATTCTACATTAAACCAGATAAGCTACCATTTATACAAATAAAATCGTCACTACTGTACAAAGGTACAGAAGCACTTGAAACATCTGACGTGTATGACAAGCGAACTGGTGAGTATTACACACATTATACAGATAAAGATGGTAACATACACGACACTAGAGTTGAGTTAGTTTTGACAATGACTGATTACGAGTTATTGAAAGAACACTACGAACTTGTAGATTTTGAAATTTTAGATGGTTGTTGGTTTCATAGTGAAATAGGTATCTTTGACGGATACATAGATAAGTATAAGAAAATCAAAGTAGATAGCAAAGGGGCGTTGCGTGAGTTAGCAAAGTTGTTCCTTAATAATTTGTACGGTAAAATGGCAAGTAGTATGGATAGTAGTTTTAAACTTGCTTATGTTAAAGAGGATAAAACCATTGGTTTTTTACCAGTTGCAGAAGCTAACAAGAAGCCAGGTTATATACCAGTCGGTTCGGCTATTACAAGTTATGCAAGAAACTTTACAATTAGAGCCGCACAGAAGAACTACCACGGTAAAGACAAGAGAGGTTTTATATACGCCGATACAGATAGCATACATTGTGACCTTGAACCACAAGAGATTGTTGGAATTAAGGTACATGATAAAGACTTCTGTTGTTGGAAGTTAGAGAGTTGTTGGGATGTAGCTGTTTTCACCAGACAAAAGACTTACATTGAACACGTAGTTAAAGAAAATTTGAAACCTATTGACACACCGTATAACAACATTAAGTGTGCAGGTATGCCACAGAAATGTAAAGATTTATTTGAAATATCTCTTAACGGTAATGCGGATATTAAAGGTTACATGGATAACAAAACAAATGTATTCAAAGAATGGACAGAAGATGAAAAAGAGTTCTTGTTTGAAAGAAAAACAGGTAGACCAATAAAGAGAAATCTTAGAGACTTTAGAGTAGGTTTAAAAGTTCCGGGAAAATTAAGACCAAAGAGAATTCGGGGTGGTATCCTACTTATCGACACACCATATGAAATGAGGTAAAAAGTATGTTTAATAAGAATTATGAGGACCTTGTAAAAAGAATTAATGAACTTGGTTGTAGATTAGAGAACCATATAAGTGGTGAGAAAGACATTTTACAAGAAATAGAATTTGAATGTAAACGTAGAAAACTTTACTCAAAATATATTACACAGAATGAATGTCTCCTACTAATACCTTTCGATATTTTTGATTTAGAAATTAACGGTAAAATGGTAGGCAGGGGATGTACTAAAGAATATTTTCCAAAATTAGTACATAATGTAATAGGTATTAAGGATATAAGGGTATCGTTGCGAGAAAGTTTAGTTGATTTAATTGTTGAAGCGAGGTAGAAATAAGGTTATGAAAATATATGTAACTGGTTCTCTAACTCAAGCTAGAGAAATAAAATTAATTGCTAGTGCATTAAGTACAATAAAAGATAATGATGTTAGGTATGCAAAGAGTCGAAAAGAATTAAATTTAGACGATTACATAATGTTGCGTTATGAACATATTGATTGGTGTGATGCTGTTTATATTTTGAAAAAAGAAAACGGTGACTTATGCGACGGTGTAGTATACGAAAAAGTTTATGCAGAAAAACAGCATAAAGAAATCGTATATATTGGTTAAACTGGTGAAAGGTAGGTGTATAAAATGAATAAAACAAATGACTATGATAAATATGACGATTTTATCAGACAGTATGAGGAGCTTTGTATTAAAACAGGTATTACAATTTCACACGAAGATACACAAGGTTCATTCATATTAGAGAGTTTTAATAATGAAGATTTAGAATGGGTAAAAAACGCTAAAAGAAAGTAATTACCTATAAGAAAAGCAGGGGTGAACTAAGTTCACATCCCTGCTTTCTATTTATATCTTTAACTCATGCACCAAACAAAGCGTTCAGCGAAAACGACAAGCGGAGTAGGCACTATCATTTCAAGTGTGCTATCCTAACCGTTCATTGATGGAAACATGAGAAGATACCAAAAAGTTATACCCAACGGGCAAGTTTTCAACACTTTCCACATTCTAATGTGGATAACTTAGTAACTTAACGCACTAAGTACAGCCTCTTTACATCTCATATCTTTGAATCTGAACGCACCACGTTCAAATAAATATCTAAGGTTAGACAAAAAGAAGTCATTTCTTTTTAACATAACATAGTTAACTTCATGGTCAGCTGTTGTCACGGTTATTCTAGTCTTAAATGTAGTATCTGGTCTATCATCACAATAGATAAAACCATCCTCTGTAAATTCTCTCAATCCAAAATCAGTACCTTTATATTTTAGAGTGCAAATGTATCTATTTTTACCAGTAGGTTTATCAACAAAACTTTTGTTATCATTAAGGTAAACACATTCGCTACTATAAGCAACATAAGAGTTCTTTGCAAAAGCTCTATTAAAACCACTACTTTTCTGTTCCTCACTTGCACTAGATATAAAACCTTGTTCAAGCACAAAACCATCACCACGTAGGAACTTAGTATCGTCTTTAAGTCTGGCACTTATACCCATTTCAACGTAATATGGATTAATAATACTTACTGGGTTACTAAGCATATAAACGGGAACATATCTAACCTGTTCACCCTGACCTCTTGCAATAGAAGTATGAACACTAAGTAACTTCTTAACTTCGTCATTACAATAGTGGTTAGTTTCAGTCTGAAATTCGTCAAATATCACACGCATAATATCTGAAAATAAGTGGCTATATTTTTTAATCTGGTCTGCACTATTAAGACTCAAAGCGTATCCACAACTTTTGTCATCTAAGAATAACTCATGAAAAATACCACTTGCTCTACGTTTACTTGTCATTTCATGCTCTTTAAAGAATAAACTTCCTAAGTCTTTATAGAACTTATCTACAACATCATCAAGTTCATAATTATATCTATAAAGAAGACCAAATTTTTCGTTCTTATCTAAGAATCTATTTACACACAATCTTCCAAAATAAGTTGTCTTACCGCCAGTACGATTAGTTGTACACATATATATTTCTGGTTTGTTACCATTTATGTCAAGCATAGATAATAGTTTAGTACCATCATAATACACACCCACGTTATAATCACTTCCTTTCTTATTATATTATAACATGCCCATTGCAATTTGTCTAGTTATATGTTATAATAAAGATAAATAAACAAGGAAAGGGGTGAAAAGAATGGAGCAGTTTTACACCATAATTATTGCACTGGTTTTCAATGCTTTAGACCTAATTACTGGTATCATAACAGCGGTAAAAAACAAAGACATTCAGTCATCCAAATTGCGTGACGGTCTTTTCAAAAAAGTTGGCTTCTTGTTATGTTACTTTGTAGCTTGGTTAGTTGACACACAGGGCACAAGAATTGGTTTTCAGTTTGGGGTATCAATTCTTCCTATTATTATCCTGTATGTGTGCACAACTGAATTGGTGTCTATACTCGAAAACATATGCAAGATTAACCCAGACATTCTACCAGAAAAACTGATGGAATTGTTTCACATTTCAAAGGTAAAAAAGGAGAACTAAATTATGGCTAATATTATGAAAGCTGTTAACTTTATCATTGACACGGCAAACGATGATACTCATGGTTATGACCAAAACCACAGAAATGGTCCAGATTATGACTGCTCTTCTATTATTGGAACAGCACTGCATGTAGCAGGTTTTAACGTATCACCTGATTCTTGGACAGGTAATCTTGAGTCCCAGTTACGAAAAGCAGGTTTTGTTGATTGTAAAGCACCATGGTTAGCAGGTGATGTACATTTGACACCAAACAAGCATGTTTGTATGAGCATCAACGCTTCTCAAATTGCAGAGGCTACAATCAATGAAAAAGGAACAACCACAGGTGGTAAAACCGGTGACCAGACGGGTAAAGAAATTTATATTCACAATTATTATGAATACTCAGGTGGTTGGGCAAGACACCTTAGATACGCAGGACAGAACACAGAAGTTACACCAGATGTATCACTTGATACAGTTGCAAGAGAAGTGATTGCAGGTAAGTGGGGTAATGGTAGTGCCAGAAAGAAATTACTCACAGAAGCAGGTTATGATTACAAAGCAGTTCAGACAAAAGTAAATGACATTTTGTCTGGAAAAGAGTTAAAATCGAACGTAGAAATTGCAAGAGAAGTGATCGCAGGTAAGTGGGGAAATGGTGATACAAGAAAGCAGAAACTTACCGGAGCAGGTTATGACTATTCTGCTATTCAGAAACTTGTAAACCAGATGCTGACATAAGTTAAATATGCCAGACATAAATAAAGCATATTCATGGGCAGTAGCAACTTGTAATGCACCTAATGTAGGGTATTCACAGTCATACCGTAACGCACAAACAGTTGGTGGTATAACATACTACGATTGTTCCTCATTTATAAACTATGCATTACTGGCAGGTGGCTTTGAAACACCCTCGTATGCGCCAAAACATAACGCCTTTACTACTTATTCAGAACCGTCCGAACTTTTACGCTTAGGTTTTAGAGAAGTTGATGCAGGTGGTGAATACTTAGCAGGAGATATAGGTCTATCCAACGGTCACACCGAAATGTGTTATCGTGGTGGAAGCGGTAAAGGTGTTTTCATGGGAGCGCATACAGACAATGCGCCACTTGCTAATCAAGTTAGTATAGGTTCAAGTGGTGGAAATCCAGACTATGAACGTTCTTTTCCTAGGTTGTTTAGATACGGAGATGGTGGTGCAACTGGATATGGTGCAAGTGCTTATGTAATCGCAGCTTTAGCTGGTAATGCTTGGAGAGAAAGCCATATTAACCCCACACTTTCTCAGCTTGGTGGTGGTGCTTTTGGTTTGTTTCAGTGGGATGGGTCAAGACGTGACGCATTGTTAACATGGTTGAATGAAAATGGTTATGAAAATACAAGTCCAAACGGGCAAATGCAATATTTAGTCGTAGAGGACGATTGGATTGGTACATTTGATGGTATATCTTCATTAATGGAATTTCTAACATCCGATTCAACTAATGTTGCTTCATTAACAGAAGCGTTTTGTACTTGTTGGGAAAGACCAGGTGTACCCGCACTTAATGAAAGAATTGAATTTGCTCATGAAGCTCTTGAATATATTTTACTTCATGCAAATGACACTTCAATCGTAGATTGGGAAACAGAACCAATGTACTATTTATCAAGACAACAGGCGTTACACAATGCTGTACTTATGTATAGATTTTATTCAGCAGGTGGTGGTGCTGGCGGAACACCATCTTCTCGTAAAAAGAAAATGCCTATATGGATGTGGATAAGATATCATTACTGACTGAAAGGAGATGAAGACAGATATGTTGTTTAAAGCAGGTACTTATAAACATGAAGAGGGTTTTACTATTATGGTAACAGATGATGGAACAATTATGCTTTCACCTAATCACCCTCTTTCATTAAGATTAAGTGTATTATTTGATACAGCAAAATGGACAAAAATCTCGTAGAAAGGGGGTAGTTACATTATGGCAGTAAAAACTAGGGAAGAAATTCTCGAAGAATTAAAAACAAGAATTGGTGAACAGACTGATGATGATACAATTTCATTTTTGGAAGATGTTACAGACACACTCTCAGACTTAGAAACAAAAGCAAAGGGTGACGGAACAGACTGGAAAACTAAGTACGAAGAAAATGACACCGAATGGAGAAAAAAGTATACTGAACGTTTTTACAGTTCAGAGCCAGAACCAGTCATTGAAGACCCAAAACCAGAAGAGCCACAACCCCCTAAAACGTTTGCAGAACTGTTTACAACAGTTTAGCAATAAATTCATTAAAGAAAGGAAGATAAAATTATGGCAAGAAGAATTGCAAACAGTACGCTCAATGCGTCAACCATTGACATTCTCAACGTAATCAGACAGAACGCCTCTTATGATTATCAGCAGAATGTTCCAGAAGTTGCAACCGCTAACGACATTCCTAAAGTAGGAGAAGTCATCTATGGTACACCTGCTTTTGCAAACCAGTTTATCAATGCACTGGTAAACAGGATTGCAATCGTTCGTGTACAGAGTGCAACCTTTAACAACCCTTACACTAACCTTAAGAAAGGTTACCTTGAGTATGGAGAAACTGTCGAGGATATTTTCGTATCTATCGCAAAAGCTGTTGACTTTAATGTGGAAAAAGCAGCAAAGCGTGAGTTCCAGAGAACTATCCCTGATGTGCGTTCAGCGTTCCATGTTATGAACTGGAGAGTAATGTATCCAGTTACTATTCAGGACGAGGACTTACGACAGGCATTTCTTAGCATTGATGGTGTTCAGAACCTTATTGCTAAAATTGTTGACAGCGTATACACAGCAGCAGAGTATGACGAGTTTCTACTCTTTAAATACTTACTTATTAAAGCAATCAGTCATGGAAAAATGTTACCAACATCTATTGGAGCAGGTACAAACCTTAGCGAAGCAGCTGTACAGTTTAGAGGAACATCTAATCTGTTACCGTTTATGTCGAGTGAGTACAACGAAGCCGGAGTTAAAACAACCACACCTAAAGAAAGACAGGTTATCTTTATGGATGCTATGTTCAACGCACAGTTTGACGTAAATGTACTTGCAAGTGCTTTCAATATGGATAAGGCAGATTTCATGGGCAGACTGTTCCTTATTGACAACTGGACTGATTTTGACAATGAACGGTTTGACGTTATCAGAGCAAACTCTGACGGTATCGAAGAAGTAACAGCAGAGGAGTTAGCACTGCTAGCTAATGTAAAGGCAGTTATTTTGGATGAAAATTGGTTTCAGGTTTACGACAACAACAACAAATTTACAGAGAAATATGTTGCTTCTGGCTTGTACTGGAATTACTTCTATCATACATGGAAAACAATCTCAAATTCACCATTCGCAAATGCAGTTGTGTTTGTAACATCTGGTGCTGACGTTGCTCTGCCTACTTCTATTACCGTTCATGTGGATGCTAAAGACGAGAGTGACGTGGCTACTGTATTTACTATCAGCGCTGACTTTGAAAGTGCAGGACTCAGTCCGAAGAACGTGAACTTTGTCCAGACCGAAGCACTCACCAAAGCAGGTATTGCTGTTCAGAAATACGGTGGACTTATTATCCCTACATCACAGGTTGCAACAGATATCACTCTTGTTGCTGAGATTAATGGTGTAAATTACACAGCTACTACCGCTGTTAATGGTTCTACCACTGTTGACTCAACTGTTACACTTGATAAAGCCTGATTCTAAAAGCGAGGGTGTGTCAGCAATGTGATACACCCTTGCTAGAAAGGAGTGGTAGGATGTATATACAGCCTACAACAAATATAAGGTTACTTAAAGACGTACCTCTTGACACAACCTATGACCACACAATTTACTTTTCAAGCAAAAGCGCACAGTACAATTACTTTGTTGGCTTGCAGAAGTATAACCTTACAAACTACACCTATCAAAGAGTGAAAAAAGGTGTTGCAAGAGTTGGTATAAAAGCTGACAACTTGTATGACTGTAATTACATGATGTTTCAGAACACAGCTTACGGTACTAAGTGGTTTTATGCGTTCATCACAGCGGTTGAGTTTGTAAACAATGAATGTGCAGAAATTTACTTTGAACTTGATGTTATGCAGACATGGTTCTTTGATTGTGAACCAGACTATTGTTTTATTGAACGTGAACACACAGAAACAGATGGTATTGGTGAACATATCGAGCCAGAAACCGTTGCTACTGGTGAGTATGTAATGAACAATTATAGTCCTATAAAGTACATGACAGACATGGTTGTATGCATTGCCATTGTTGATACAAATAACGCTACAGACGGTACACTATATGACGGTATTTATGGTTCAGCACAGTTATGGGTGTATGATAGTACAGATGTAGATGCTATCAACGGTAAAGTTAATGAGTATGTTCAGAAACCAGACGCTATCATTGGTATGTATATGTTTCCTAAAATTTTTATCGGTGGAAGTATACCAGATACACATAGGCTAGGTTATGGTGGAAATGCAACTAAAACAACTGTCAAGCTTGCAGGTGTGTCAACTGATGATACCATTGATGGGTACAAACCTAAGAATAAGAAGTTATACACATATCCTTATAACTTTTATCATGTGGATAATGCAAGTGGTAGTGAGTTAAGTTTACGTTATGAGTTCTTTGAAAATAACACACCAGTTGTTGAGATAAGTGGAACAGTTACGCAGCCAGTTATTGCGATTCTTAGACCATGTAGTTATAAAGGTGTTGCAGGTTACACTGACCTTGGTGGGTATACTACATTGAATACAGAAAGCTTACAACTTAACAGTTACCCTATGTGTTCATGGAATGTTGACGCTTATCAAGCATGGGTTGCACAAAATGCTATACCTATTGCTATGAATAGTGTAGCTAGCGTAGGACAGATGGGCATTGCAGGTGCTTATAGTACAAACCCTAATGCGGTAATTGGATCGGGTAGTATAGGGTTAGTTAGTGGTCTTATGTCACAGTTTTATCAAGCCTCTATTGCTGCCGATATTAGTAAAGGAAATCTTAATAATGGTGGTGGTAATGTTGCAAATGGCAAGCAACAGTTTTACGGTGGTCGGTGTAGTGTGCGTAAGGAGTACGCTAGAATGATTGACGATTATTTTACTATGTTTGGGTATGCTGTTCATAGGGTAAAGAAGCCGAACAGAAGTAGCAGACCGCATTGGAACTATGTTAAGACTGTTGGTGCTACTGTAACTGGTAGCGTTCCTGCTGATGATATGCGTAAGATTTGTAATATATACGATAATGGTGTTACATTCTGGAAAAATGGGTCAGAGGTTGGACAGTATAACCTAGATAATACAGTGTAAAGGTGGTGAAAATTAAGATATGGGTAGGAAACGTGGAATTACAGATATGTATGGTGACAGTGCTACACTGAATAACTTAACATATATACAGTATTTGAACAGGCTTACAGAGTTAGCTATAAGTATGTTTGAATGGAAAAACTTACCACCTAGTGTTGATGCAAGATATCTTGAACTACATCTATTTGAAACTGGTTGCATGGTGTACTTTGATGATGACGTGCTTGGAAATTTGTGCTTGGATTGTATTGCTAGTGGTAGACTTGGTGTGTACGGTGACCCTGTTTTGCGTAGAGCTTACTCTGGATATAACAACTATCAGAAGTTATTGAAAGAGAGTAATAGTGTTATTATATGGAACAATTATCTGCACACGAACAGTATTCTTGATGTTAAGATGTTCGCTAAAAGGTTATACAACCTTGATAGGATTATTGATGTTAATGCAAATGCACAGAAAACACCCGTTTTAGTGCAAGGTACAGAAAAACAAAGAACAACATTGATTAACTTGTATAAGGAGTATGATGGTAACGCACCGTTTATTTTTGGCGATAAAAATTTAGATTTAAATGCACTAAAAGTTTTGCAGACAGGCGCTCCGTATGTTTGTGATAAATTATATCAGCTGAAAACGCAGATATGGAATGAAGCTTTGACTTATCTTGGTATCAGTAATATCAACATTCAGAAGAAAGAAAGGCTGATTACTGATGAAGTAACTAGAAATCAAGGTGGAACTATCGCAAGCAGGTACAGTAGATTGGAGAGCAGAAGACAAGCTGTTGATAAAATTAACGCTATGTTTGGTACTAATATTGAGGTTAATTATCGCGAAGATTTTCAGCAGGTTGATAACGATACTATTCAAGGTGAAGCAGGTACAGATACAATAGGGGGTGCAGGAAATGTGTGAGTTTATTGCTTTTATTCTTGGTACTTTGTTTGGTAGCTTTAGTGTAATTTGTTGTTCCGTATGTGCTACTAGTAAAGGTGGTGGTAAGAATGAGTAAATACACCACAGAAGTTAGGTTTATATGTGAGAGCAAAAGCGGACTTGATGTGTCTGGCGGTAGTGGTGATGTTGATAAAATTATTGCTAATTCGTGGAATAAGATTTTTACGAGTAAAGCACCATTCTTTGATGAAGAATACAGAAGTGTACTTTGTCAGAAGATTTTGAAGCATTATTATCTAAGAGAGATATGCTGTGAAACGGTTGGTATCTGGACGCTTTGGATGAACACAAAACTTGAAGAGATTATGCCTTATTACAATCAGCTTTATGAAAGTGCTAAGATTAAGTTTAACCCTATGCATGATGTGGACTTAACTAGAGAACATAAAAGAACAGAAAATACAGATGCAACAAATAATAGAGAAACTAATGTTACAAGTAACGGAACAACTAACAGAACTACAAGTAGCAATGAAGACAAAAAAGATTTGTATAGTGACACACCTCAAGGTGCATTGACTGGTGTTGAAAATGAAACGTACTTAACGAACGCTAGAAAAATAACAGATTCTGTAAATGGTAGTGATAGTGGAGAAGTAAACAACACAGAGAAAAACGTTGAAGGTACGACAAGTAATGTTGATACAACAGAGGATTATCTTGAAACACTTGTCGGAAAACAAGGGACAGAAAGCTTTAGCAGTCTTTTGAATAAGTTTAGGGAAACATTTTTGAACATTGATATGATGGTTATTGAGGAGTTCAGTGACTTATTCTTTGGTCTTTGGTAGAATGAAAGGAGATTTATTATGAGTGATAGAAGTATAACACCTTTACCACCTGCTGATTTTACACCAACAATGGGTAATTATAAGACATTACAACCGTTCAGATATTGGTGTCAGAAAGTGTTACCTTTGGTGTATGATGATAGTTTGAGCTATTATGAACTACTTTGTAAAGTGGTTGATTATCTGAATAAGACTATGGAAGATGTTGAAACATTGCACGGTGATGTGAATAATCTTCATAAGGCTTATGAAAAGTTGCAAGGGTATGTTAATAACTATTTCAGTAAACTTGATGTACAGAAAGAGATTGACAAAAAACTTGATGAAATGGTGAAAGATGGGACATTGAGCAATATACTTTTTAAAATACCTAAATTTTCTACTTTTAATCCTGTATTAATTGGTAGAACATGGGGACTTTCTACCGATAGAAACCACGTACAAGGTGGATGTTATATTGACAATGGGTGCATTGTCTATGGCAGAACATCAACACCGCCAAGTAGTGATGCTGTTACATTGACAGATGTTGATACTATAAATGAAACTGTTAGACGTGAAATTACATTAAATTTAGGTCATTGTGATGATATGACCTATATTCCTGAATTAAATGTTATTGCTTGTGTACCGAGTATACATGAACCAAACGCAGGTTTATGGAATAGTATTATCTTAATTGATTATGAAACATTTACAATAAAAGAAGAAATAGAAACACCTAGGAACTATGGTGCTATCGGATATGATAGAGTAGCAAAAATTCTTTATGTTTCTGATTCTGAAATGAATTTTTACAAGTTTAATCTTGACACTAAAGAAGAGACATATGTATTTACTTATACATATATTAACCCTGTTAAATTTACTAAGCAAGGTATGAGTGTAGAAAATAACCGTTTCTATTTCAGTACAGCGTACCCTAACAATGTTTTATGCTTTGATGAAAAGGGTAATACATTAAACATTCTAAATATCAGCGCCACAACAATAGAAAATTTTAAATTTGGTGAATTAGAATGGGTAGATGTGAATGAAAATACTATGTATTTAGGTAGTGCAATTAGAACACCTAGTTCAACATATGAACTTTCATATTCGTGGAAAACTAATATTTTACATGGTGAAGTTAGCAGATTACGTGGTGGGTATGACCCTATTTCAACATTGTATGTCGACAGTAAATCGAATGTGTTTAGATGTAATGGTTCAAGTAGTAGACCGTTTCCAACAATTGATGAAGCTATGTTATATGATGTAGAGCGCAGAAGTATTAATGTAAAAGAGGGTAATTATATCGCCCAAATATTCGGTTTTACTAGAATTAATTGTGATGACAATGTTACTATTGACTGCCAAATAAGAACAGGTTATGTTTATATTAAAAACGCTTCAATTAAAGGTTCTGTGTATATTGGCGGATTACTTAATCTTGACAGATGTAATGTGTTAAATTTAACTAATGATGGTGTTTTATATCTAAACACGTTTAATAAAAATATACGTGGTAACGGACTAACAATACCTGTAGCAACATCTATAAGTTACTATTCTGGTAACGCAAACGGATTTTGTCAAATTTCTTCCGATAATATTAGAAAATCACTAGGTGACTACCTTTTAACTGGTTCACGTTCTAAATTTATTATCTTAGGGTGTGAAAAAAACAGCGTTAATTACACGTTGCCAATTAGCATTAATACCGAATTAACAGCTAAACTAAAAAATGGTGAAACAATAACCGTTAATACTAATGGTGAAAATATAGATATAAGCGTTACTGACAATTCATTTACTACTAACCCAACCTACGCTCTAAAAGCTGTTTATATTTACAATTAAACATATTAAAACTGTGTATCGGTTATGATACACAGTTTTTTGCGCTGATTGAACTATATTGTACTTTATAAATACAATATATAGAACTAATAGTAGTAGCTGTACGTATCGCTTGTACATTAACAATGTTCGCTAATTTTAAATAACAGGTTGTACAGAAGATTGAAAAAATGGAGTACCCCGTTTGGAGTTAAAGGG